GTAAACGGCATTGTCATTGATGATGAAAAATATACTGAGAAACTTTGTCAATGGGCAGAAGTAACTCGTAAATCATACAAAGATGGTGCGATTGATGAACAAATCACAACTCGCAGATTGTTTCATATTCTAAACATCTACTCGGTATTGAATGACAAGGAGAAAGCCATTCTATATGCAATTGCTAGATTTGATGAGGAAGTTAAAGATTCATTCCTATCATTGTATAAGAAGATTGATGATACTGTGATTGACCCGAATCATCAACCAATTGATAAGGAAGACTTGGTAAGTTTTTCTGAATTAACTAAAGAAGTTGCCAGAACTAACTATGATGCATATCATCTGCAAGATAAACCAGATTTTGAAAATGTATATGAAGTGTTCAATGACTATCTTGCTTCATCGGAAGGATGGAATGATTACCCTCAATCATATAGCAGAACAACACAAGCTGAAGAGATTGATGCTGTTAAAATTGAAATTGAAAACGCATGGGCAAAAGCAAATGTTTGGGAACAAGTTAATAAAGTTTTGTTCATCCGTGATTGAGTAAGTTCACTAAATAGTAGAGAAACAGTGGTAGCGCAAGTGTTCTCTACTATTTTATTAATTTTTAATGGAGTATATTAAATGGCAGAAGCAGAAAATATTAATAGTGAAACTGGTATGAAAACCCAGTTAGAACCAAAAGACTTTGAAGGTAAAAGTTTAATGGTTTGTATGCCTTGTTATGGTGGACAGATGATTGCTGAAACAGCATCCCGCCTCATTGACCTCAACACACTCTGTTCTTATTTCGGAATTAAACTTCAATGTAAATTTATCATGAATGAAAGTTTGATTCAAAGAGCCAGAAACTATCTCACACATTATTTTGAAATTTCTGATTTTTCTCATATGATGTTTATTGATGCGGATGTAGTTTTTGACCCAAGAGATGTATTACATTTACTTCATTTATGTGATGATGACCATGAAATCATTGGCGGTTTGTATCCTAAGAAACATATTCTCTGGCCAAGAGTAGACAAAGCGGCAAAGATGGAAGGGTTTTTGGATGACCCCAATAAACTTGCAGATTTTGGTGGAGACTTTGTTTTTAATCCTGCTCAACGTGGAGAAATTGAAATTTTCAGACCAGTTGATGTGTTGGAGATTGGAACAGGATTTATGATGATTAAAAAATCAGCACTTGAAAAATACAAACAAGAATATCCTCAATATGAATATCGACCAGACCATAACCATTCAAAAGATTTTAATGGTTCAAAAAATATTACAGCATATTTTCACGTAGACTTTGATAGACCAGAAACAACTGGCGGCCAAACAAATCGACTTCTATCTGAAGATTATTTCTTTTGTCAAATGTCAAGAAAAGCTGGAGTTAAAATTTGGGCATGTCCTTGGATGCAATTATCGCATGTTGGAACATATGTGTACAAAGGTTCTGTACAAGCACTTGCTGCAATGGAGCAAATTGCGGCACAGAGGCAAGCAGGTCAAGCACCAAGCATTGATGTTCCTTCAATTGATGTAGGACCAAAATAAAAAAAACCTTTACTTTTTTATAAAAATCTGTTATAATGTTAGTACATATATCACCTAGTGAGTTGCTAGGTGAATTTAAAGATAGTTCAGAAAAGATTTCTTCAATGTATAATCTTGGAATTGACTATGCGACAAACACATTGGATTGTGTTTTTGAAGAAAAATATGTGTCTGTATTTGATTTTAAAAAATATGGAATTAAAATGGATAATCGGTGGAATTCTTATGAAATATCAAAAGGTTCTGCCGGTATTACAATTGTTATTAAGACAACTATGGAGTGAATATTATGCAATTATCGAAAGCCGACTTGTTGTTGCTCTCAAATTTTTCTACTATTAATCAAGCAATGCGATTTATACCAGGCACAACTCAGAGAACAAAATCTGATTCTGGTAATATTTTTGCTTTTGCGGAGTTTAGTGTTGATTTTCCAAAAGAGTTTTGTGTGTTTGATTTGAATCATTTTATTTCCGTAATTAGTTTAGTTTCATCAACTGGTGATGTTGAACTTCATTTTCCAGAAGATGCAGAACATTTAATGATTCGTTCTGAAAAAACAGAACAAGGTATTCGTTTTGCTGATTCAGAGATTGTTGCAGAGTTTGATAACTCAAAAGACTATGATATCAAAAATCCAGATGTTACTTTTACATTGACAGAAAGTATGTTAGAGTATGGTAAAAAGTCTGCGGCTATTAATGGTTATCAACATTTGATGTTTGGTGGTGATGAGAATGAAATCTTTATGGTTTCTAATGATTTTTCTAATCCAAGTGCCGAGAGACATAAAAGAACACTTGAACAAAAAAATAACTCTGGTGAAGCTTTTGAAGCTATTTTTGATGTATCTAAATTAAAGATGATACCAGATGATTATGAAGTTAAAATTTCCCTAAAAGGCGGTGCGCAATTTAATTCAAAGAATCGTGACTATCGCTATTTCTCTGTTATTGAGAATCCTGTAAATCATACAAATTAAGGTTGTAATGTATAATGTATATTCGTTGAAATTAATAAGTGGAGAAGAACTTATTGCTAAAGTAGATTTTGACCAGCATGATGAAAAAACATGGATGGACGCAAAGTTTGTTTCTATTCAAACTCCATTAATTCTAATGCAAACTCCACAAGGTGTAGGTGCAATGCCTTGGGTTAATACCGGTGAAAATGAAGTTAAATTAAATATTCGTTCAAGTGATATCTTAGCCATTGTACGTTCAAAGAATGAAGTAGAAGCAATGTATGTAAAGGCTACTTCTGGAATTGATGTACCAACAAGTGATAGTTCTAAATTAGTTATCTAATATGAAAAAATTTATTATGAGTGTATTGGCAGGAGTAATGCTGGCTTCTACTGGTATTGCTTCTTCCGATATTGTGGAAAACAATTCTTTTATTAAGAATCGAATTTTTAAACATAACGTATTGAAATGTTTAAATGAAGTTAAACAACATGATTATTTAAATTATATTATTCCAATATTCAATCAAAAGAAAATTCCTTATGAGTTTGTTTATTTACCGGTAATTGAAAGTTGTTTTGACCCAGCTGCCGAATCTAATAAAGGTGCAATTGGTATGTGGCAAATCAATGATATTACTGCTAAACATTTAAACTTGGATACTGGAATTGTAATTGATGATAGATATAATTGGAAAAAATCCACACATGCAGCGGCAAAGTATCTATTATTTCTAAAGGAAAGATTTGATACATGGACACATGTACTTGCTGCATATAATGTTGGACCAACTTATTTACGTGACCAAATTGAAAAACATAATACTACACAATTGAACAAACTGCAGTTGCCAAAAGAAACTGTAGATTATGTTCATAAGTTTGTAGCAATGATTTACATTTTAAGGAATGATTCAAGGAAAACATTATGAGTGATGAAACAAATATCTATGATGCAATCTTACCTTCAACAGAGGCAGACCGTTTACAAATTAAAAAAGTTTTAACCGAAGTATCTAATGCAATGACACGCATTGAAGCAGAACGTGATTATATTAAAGATGCTATTGATGACGTTGCCAAGCAATTCAGTATTCCTAAGAAGAATTTAAATACAGTTGTAAAGGCATATCATAAACAAAACATTGCGGAAGAAAGAGCCAAATCGGAAGAAGTGTTTTATCTTTATGACGGCATATTTTCCGCTAAACAAAAACAAGGAGAAACATGACTTCAATGGTTTTATTTGCCATCGGACTTGGATTGGGTTTTGGTGCTGGCATTTACCTGTCAAAAAATGTGTTGACAACTAAAGAATAATCTGTTATAATGGAGTTGTTATGAGAAGTAATAATAAGTTCGCAAAAGCAACCAGAAGAAAAGGAGCAATTGAGCGACTTGAAAAAAATATTGCAGACTACGTGACTCTTATGAAAGAGACTAAAGACAAGGATACTTTGAAAAAATATGAGCAAAAAATTGAAAGGCATCGGACAGCCATTGAAAATACGAAAAAGCATTTAAAGGCCTGAGTATTTCTTAATTTATATTATGGTGTTTTGTTATGAGAAATGAGTTTTTATGGTCACAGAAGTACCGACCTTCTGTAGTGGATAGTCTTATTCTTCCTTCAGATATTAAAGAGACCTTGAAAGGATTTATCAATCAAGGTGACTTACCCAACTTTTTATTCCATTCACAATCTGGTGGCACTGGTAAAACTAGTGCCGCTCTTGCTATCGCATCAGAACTTAAACTTGAAGTGATGATGATCAATGCTTCAGAAGAACGTAGCATTGATATTATTCGTACAAAGATGACAGATTACTCATCTACAAAATCGTTTGATGGTCGTAGAAAAATGTTGATTCTAGATGAGGCAGACCAACTTCCTGAGTTAAGTCAGAATGCATTGAGAAACTTCTTTGAGAAGTATTCTTCAAACTGTTGTTTTGTGATGACCGCTAATCAAGCACAACGTATTATTCCACCATTACAATCAAGATGTGCTGTTATTCATTTTAATTTTCCTAAAGAAGAAAAGCCAAAACTAGCGGCTGATTTCTATTTGAAAATTTGCAACATTCTAGAACAAGAAAATATCTCTTATAATAAAAAGCTAGTTCAGCATACAGTTGCTCACTTCTTTCCAGACTTTCGTAGATGTATTAATGAAATTCAAAGATATAGTGCAACAGGCGAACTGTCTGAACAGATTCTAACATCTATTCAGAATGAAAGTGTGGATGTTTTGATGGAAGCTATTCATGATAAAAAGTTTCAATCTATTCGCAAGTTCATTCTGGAAAAATGGCATGGAACCGAACAAGATTTATACCGTGCAGTTTATGATGAACTTTTAGTAAAAGCAGAGCCAGCTTGCTTACCTGAATCCATATTGATACTTTCACGCTATGGGTATGAATCTTCATTTGCAGTTGATAAAGAAATTCATTCAGTTGCTTGTATGGTAGAACTGATGATGTTACCAGTGGAGTTCAAATGAGTACTAATTTTTTTGGCTTTGAAGAAAAAGAGGAGGAATCTACAGAGGAATACAAACGTCAAAAAACAAATGTATTTGATTATGTTAAATCAATCAATATGAAAGACAAGTATCTCGGAGATAACTTAGAAGATTATTCCGCTTTCATTGTGAATAAAGCAATGTCTTGTCATGTTGATTGTATCATGTATGCTAAAGAAATTAATTTATATGCTAATCTTTCCGAGCGCATGAACTATGATTTTTATTATCATTCAATAAAGAAATCAAAGAGATACGCAGAATGGTATAAGAATAATGATGAAACAATTCAGAATCTTATAGACTATTTTAAAATTTCAAGAAAGAAAGCAAATGAGATAATTGATATTCTTACGGAAGATGATTTAAAAAAGATAAGAAAATCTTTGACTTATGGTATTACAGAAAAATAAAAAGATATAAATAATCTTAATGTCTTTTATATTTTAATACTATTAATTGGAGATTTTTTATGACAACTGATAATATGAACGAAGAAGATATCTTTCGTGGCGTTGGAGTGGAAGTAAACTTGAAGAATCAAGACGATTTTCTAAAGGTAAGAGAAACTTTAACAAGAATTGGAATTGCATCTAAAAAAGAAAAAAAGTTATTCCAATCTTGCCATATTCTTCATAAGCGTGGACGATATGTGATTTTATCTTTTAAAGAGTTATTTAAGCTTGACGGAAAAGAAAGCAATTTCACAGAATCAGACCTAGCAAGAAGAAATACAATCGCTAAACTTTTACATGATTGGGGTCTTGTTGAAATTTTAGAACTTGACCAAGTAGAAGAACCGGTTATTCCAATTTCTCAAATCAAAATTATTCCTCATAAAGAAAAAAGTCAATGGGAATTGGTAGCTAAGTATCAAGTTGGTTCTAAAAATTAATAACATCTATAATTATTTACAAGTGAGTTATTATGAAAAAATTAAAAAAAACTATTCCTTTTACTAAAAGAAAAAAAGATACTGTCGAGGTTGATGCGTTTAATAGAAACAAATTTATAAAAGAATTTGTTGATGTTATCAAAAATAAAAATTTAACAAATGAGCAAAAGACTGAAATGTTATATAATCATTGTTTATATAATAAAAACAGTCCTTTAAAAGTGAAGAAAGGTTAATTATGGAAAACTGGAAAGTAGTTAGTGGAGAAAATGAACCCGTTAAATTAGGTGTTTATAGAATACATGAGCATTCTATTATGCCTACATTTGCAACAGATGGTTCTGCTTGTTTTGATATGTATTCATGTTTAACAAATATTAAACATATGAAAGTCTATAACAATAACTATACAGAACCTCAACAACTACTAGTACAAAATGATAGTGTTAGATTACACAAAGGTTGTAGAGCAATGGTCCCAACAGGTATTATTTTTGACATACCTAAAGGATATAGTGTTAGACTTCATGCCAGGTCTGGCTTGGCTTTAAAAAATGGTATTAAATTAGTTAATCAAGAAGCGGTTATTGATTCCGATTATGTTTTAGAAACTTTTATTTTATTAACTAATTCATCTATTGTTCCATTTGACCTAGTACATGGTATGAGAATTTGTCAAGGTGAACTTGTTAAAAATGTTCCAACACTTATTAATGAATCAGTAGTTCCTCCAGAAGAACGTGAGCGAAAAGGTGGGTTTGGTTCTACAGGAGTAAAATGAGTTTATTTTCCGGTGTAGAAGAATCAAGCAGAAGAATGCATATTTGTCTATCTTGTGAAAAATTTAAACATAATTTAAAAATTTGTGGAATATGTAAATGTTTTATGCCATTCAAAACTAAAGTTATGAAAGCAAAATGTCCGCTACAAAAATGGTAATATGAACCTAGAACATAAACATTTAATTGTCAAAGCAGAAGTTGCAGGAACTCCGCTATTGCAAGATTTAAAATTTATTGAAGATTGGATGCGGAGGCTGATACACGATGTTGGTATGGTTATTCTAATTGAACCACAAGTTGCTTATTGTGATCAAGAGAATAATAAGGGAGTCACTGCAATTGCTGCACTCACAACAAGTTCATGTTCATTGCATATTTGGGATGAAGCATTACCGCCTTATGTCCAATTTGATTTATATTCATGTAAGGATTTTGATGTTGATGATGTACTCAACGCTATAAAGGAATTCGGTATGACAAGATATGAATATATTTTTATAGATAGAGAAACGTTTAAACAAATTCATGCTAAAGGTTATGACACACTTAAAAAAAGGAACATTGAATGACTGTAAAGAAATAAGTAAAATATTTCAATTATATCGTAATATCTTTCCGCATATAAGAAAAGATTACTTAGAAAGAAACTTAGCTAAAGATAATGTTATATTTCATGACGATGTAGTGATAGTCTATAATCAATATAAAAAGAAAACACGTTTGGGTAATATTCATGCGAGTGCTGGTGATTATATTCTGCACCAAATAGTCACCAAGTTCAGAGATGGCAGAGCAACAAGAGTATTTAAAGATTTCGTAAATAATTTAGAAGAACGATTATTTCTTTCAGTACGTGCAGATAATAAAAAAGCTATTGACTTTTATGAAAGAAATGGTATGATCAAAGTTGGTGACATATCTTGGAAGAACAATACTCTTCCTGGATATGTTTTTCTATATACTCATTCTAAAAATAATCATGAAAGATTCATCGACTTATAGAAAAACATTTTTATTTTGTGTAGCATTATATGTTATTTGGTTACTTGGTTATTATACAAGTTTAAATACCTCTGTAGAATATTCTAGATTTCACTATGATAATTTAAAACGATTATGTGAAACTAATTATGAAGGTTTGAATGATGACGTTAGACCATACTGTAACAATTTTAGATAGGAATTTATATGTATAAACTTTCTCAACGGTCTTTAGACAGACTAGATGGTGTAAAACCAGAACTTGTTGATGTTGTTAAAAGAGCAATTGAATTGACAACGATTGATTTTGGAGTGGTTCAAGGATTGAGAACGGAAGAAGAGCAAAAAGCCCTTGTTGAAAAAGGAGCATCTAAAACAATGAAATCAAAACATCTAACTGGAGATGCCGTAGATTTAATGGCATATATCGGAGGAAGAGGATGTTGGGAATTAAATGTCTATGATGAAATCGCAGATGCTATGAAAGCTGCCGCAATTGAATTAGGTGTATCTATTCGTTGGGGAGCCGCTTGGACCGTTTCTGACTTGAGAGAATGGGAAGGAACAGCAGAAGAAGCTATGAATTCATATGTTGATGTAAGAAGAGCAGAAGGTAGAAGACCTTTTATTGATGCACCACATTTTGAATTAGTTTGATTTTTTTTTCCTTGACATTTTTAAAACAAGATGCTATACTAGTATCTTCTTTGATTAATTCTTTTCTTGGAGTCTGCCATGTCCAGAACATATCGCAATCCTCAAGCTTTGAATAAAATGTTTCGCAAACCTCGCCACAAATCAGCACTCAAGGCTAAAACAGATGAGTACGGAATTCGCCCAGGTGCTGTGCCACCAACCGACTATGATGACAAACAATTGTCTGCTTTCCGTGAAGATTTTAGTCATTATAAACTTGACCGAAAATACAACAAGATTTATGAGAATTTGAAAAATTAATAATGAAATATAATTATGAAATTAAAGAGTTGACCAAACAACAAGCGGTCGCTTTTGTTGAGAAGTATCACTATTCCCCAATCATGCCTACACTAACAAAACATTATCTTGGATTTTACCTTGATAGTGTTTTGAAAGGAGTGCTGACTTTAGGTTGGGGAACACAACCAAAACAAACAATTCGCAAACTATTTCCAAATTTAGATACAAAAGATTACTATGAAATCGGTAAAATGTGCATGACAGAAGACATGCCGAAAAATTCCGAATCACAAATGTTATCTAAAACAATTTCATGGATGAAAACCAATCTGCCAGAAAAACTATTTTTATATACAATGGCAGATGGAATCATGGGTAAATGCGGATATGTATATCAAGCATCAAATTTTTATTTTGGTGAAGGATATAAAACTTCTGTTTATATGATGGACAATGGTGAGAAGCTGCATCCAAGAGGAAGCAAAGAGATGTTGAAGGAAAATTGTATTTTTTCTAAACGTGATAGATTGTTTTGGATGACAAGAGATTTCATGAAACATAAGAACATCAAACACATAGAAGGTTTGATGTTTCGCTACATTTATCCTTTGACAAAACGAGCAAAACGGATTATGCTCAATGAATCTACTTTGAATTGGGATAAAAACTATCCAAAGGATAACGATTTGAAATGGTTTGATAAAACTGAGAATCCAAAAATTGAAATATCAAAACCAGCTTTTACATATGAAGATATGAAGTATAATCCGCAAAGTAAAAAAATTTCAAAAATATCCGAATTTCCCCTTGACATTTTCAACTGAGGTGCTATGATCTGATCATGTTGAGTGACTGACTGATTCCCAACTCCAATGAGATTCAAAATGGCATATATCAGCGCAGAAGACACAAAGGCAATTCGCAAAGCACTCAAGACTGCCCTTCCTCAATTCAAGTTCTCAGTTCGCAATTCTCACTACACTGGCGTAAACGT